TTAGGTCGCGATCAGCCCATGGCCGCGCAAGGCTGTCAGAATGTCGGCGAGCGTAGAGCGCGCCTCCACGTCAATCACGCCACCCCCGCTCGGTGCGATGATCGCCGCCATCTGCGGTCCCACCACTCGTTCGTCATCCAGATAGAGGCCATCATCGCGGATGGCGTCGCCCCGCCACTCTGTCCCGTCGTAGAAAAGACCATGGTCGCGGTCGGCGACGGCGACCCGAAGCCCGGCGCGCGGCGCGACAAAACGCCAACCGCCCTCCGTCCACAGCGCAACCGCGTCCACCTGCCCCGACCAGTCGCCCGATGCCCCGGCGGCGACGATCCAGCATTGGCCGACCGTCGGCGCACCCGGCGGCGCGCTCAGGTCGGCGCTCTCCACTCGTCCGTGCAGCAACGCATCGATCAGCGTCAGCGCCTCATTATGCTGGATTTCCTTCTGCGCCTGTCCTGCGAACAGCAGCGGCAGCGCCCAACGTGGCGTTTCGTCCATATCTCGTCCTCCTTGATCGTCCCTGATGCCGTCAGGCGGTAAAATCGATCCGCGCCGCCCGCCCCTGCGCCATCGTCCCCAACTGGCGCACGTCCGCCACCAGCGGCTGGCCCGCCGTCCCGTCCGCCGCGATCATCGCCGCGGAATAGGTCCAGCCCGGCGCGCCGCTTTCCGCGCTGCGCACCACGCTCGCCCCGTCCATCACCATGATGCGATAGCGCTCTGCCTCCTCGCCCAGCGGCACGTCGCCGCCATTGCTCCATCGCCACCCCGCACGACTGCGCCGGACCCAGCTAAACGCCTGTCCACCATCCAGCCCCCGCGCCGTCAGATGCACCGGCGAAGGCGGCATCAGCGCCGCGCCGCTGATCGCGATCGCCGCGTCCACCGGCTCGACATCGCCCAGCCCGACCGCCGCCAGCCGCAACGTCGCGCCAACCTCGCCCACCGTGCCCAATGCCGCCAGAGGCTGGACCAGCCGCTCCTCCTCGATCAGCAGAAACGGCTCGCCCGCCTCATGCCCGGCCATCGCCCATTCGGTGCCGCGCAGACCCCGGCGCAATCCGCCCAGTCGATAGCTGGCCGGCCCGGTCCGCACCGCCGTTTCGAACTGCACCAGCTCGCGCCCGACCAGGCACAGGTTCCGCCCCTGCGCCAACGCCGCCTCGTCCGCGCCGCCCAGGTCCATGTCCGCCGCCAGCAATGTCACCAGCAGGTCGTGCCGCCGATCGACCAGCGTCGCACTCCCGCCCGGCAGCGCTGCGTCGCTTGTTCCCATCACCGCCCGCGGCGCGCTGCGCCCGATCGGCACCGCCTCGCCGCTCTCACCCATCACGAACAGCGCCGCGCTGCGCCAGCCTTCGCCCCCGCTCGCCGCAACGACCAGCAAAGGCACGCTCGCCGCCCCGTCCTGTATCTGCGGCAGGTCGGCCAGCATCAGCGTGGTCACGCCATGGGGCGCATCCGCCTGCCGCACGATTACGCCCGAAGACGCCCCGGCAGGCAGCACCCCGCCCCCACCCGGCACCCGGCGCAGCGCCAGCCGCACCGCCATCGCCTCCCATTCCCGTTCCTCGATCCGCCACAGTCCCGGCGCATCCGCCACCGTCACTACCACGCCGGGGTTCAGCGACAGCGCGCGCCAGTCGCAGCGCAGCGTCATTGTCGCCCGCCCGGTCCAGCCCGCGCCCAGCCGATCCGCAGCGATTGCCCGCGCTGCGTCCGGTGCCATCACCGCCGGCAACTCAATGCCCATTTCCTGCCGCCCCGGGCCCGGTCGCGTCACCCGCTGCACCCCGGCCTGATAATCGCGCGCGGCATCATAATGGCGCAGACTCAGCGCGACCGGCACGCCATCGGCCGCCGCACCCGATCGCTCGACCGAATCGATCGCCTGCCCATTCACCCGCCGCGCCAGCCCGTCCGCGCCGATCGCCCCCTCCGCCGCGCCTACGGCCGTCAACCGCAACCCCTCCGCGCCAGACTGTAACCCCAACCCATGCGCCTCGACCAAGGGCGCGATCGCGGCCCGCACATCCGCCCCGCTGGCCGCAAAGCCATCCACTGCGGCCAGATCATCGCCTTCCAGCCGCCCCGCGCTCAACATCGCCGCCATCGCGCCGATCGGCACCGGCTCGGCATCGGCCTCCACCTCGAACGTCAGCGACGGAATGCGATTGCCATAATCGGCCAGCGCCAGATCCTCGAACACCACATAGGCGATCCCCCGATGCGCCAGCGTCAGCCCCACGCCCTCCGCCGCCGCGATCAACGGATCGACCGGCTGGTCCTCGCCGCCTATATGAACGCGAAAGGCCGACACTTCGGTCTTGAAATCCCCCGCCGCCCCGCGCAGCAGATTGCCGTCCGCCCAGATGCGCCGTACCTGCCCGATCGCCCGCGCCGACAGCGCCACCGCGAAACTCGCCGAATAGGCATAGCTGGTCACGCTCGGCCGCCCCTTGCCGCCGCCGCTCTTGCTTTTCGTCTCCTTCAGATCGGTCGCCCAGATCACCGTCCCCGCCACCCGCATCGTCCCGAACAGCTTGGGAAGCTGCGTGCCATAGCTCGACGTCTGCAATTGCAGGTCGGCCAGCCGCGCACCCTCGCGCCCCTTGGGCTTGAACAACACCTGATTGTCGATGACATTGCCGATCACCGCGCCGATCGCAGCGCCGATCGGCCCGCCCAGCACGGTTCCCACCGCCGTCAGCACCACCGTCGCCATAAGTTTCTCCTGAAATGCGCTATTATAAGGTCCACCAACCGATCACCGGCCATGGCGACGCGCCCGGCATCTCCACCACCCGCCCGATCCCCGCATGGGCGTGAATGAACCCCGCCCCCGTCCCGATCATCAGGTGCAGCTGCAACGGCCCCGGCCGCACCAGCGCCAGGTCGCCCGGCTGCTCTTGCGCCACCGGCCGCAATCCCGCCGCGCGCAGCCATTGCTCCGCCCGCCCAACGTCCCCGCTCCGCAACCCATAGGCGCAATGCGCTGTCCGCCCCATCGCCAGCGCCGCCAGCCCGACGCAATCCAGCCCCGCACGACTGCGCCCATGCAGCCGGAACGGCACCCCGACCAACGCCCGCGCCCGCGCCACCACGCCGCTCATGCGCCGGGATAGCGGGTCAGCAAATCCATCCCCGGCAGATAAGGCTCCCCGCGAAAATTGACCGCGTTGCCAAACCGCGCCGCACAGGTCGCCAATTGCCGGTCACACCCCTGCGTCAACAACGCCAATGCCCCGGCCGCCACCGCAAAAGCCGGCGGATCGGCCAGCGTCACACCATCCACGCCATTATCGATCACCGCCTGCACCAACCCGGCATTGGCCCCGGTCAACCAGCGCAACGTCCCGAAGGCGTAGACGCCCGCCGTCAGCCCACCGACCGCCACATTCACATTCTCCACAGCGCTCACTGTCACGATCCGCCGACGCCCCGCCATATCGACCCGGCACGCCCCATCGCCCAACCTTGCCCGGCAATCGGGCGAAGTCGACGGCGCCACCGGCCCGCTCAGCACCGCCGCCGCGCCCAGCAGTTCCGCCGTAAACGCCCCGCCCTTGCGCGCCACCGCGCCGATCTCGCCCCGCGCCAGCATCAGCCACAGCGCGCCCGGTTCCTCCCCCAAAGCCTCCCATTGCGTCAGCCGCAATTCCAGCGCCGCCCCGTCCCAGCGCCCGGCCATCAGGTCCGCCTCGCCGATCGCGTCGCTCGACAGCGCACCCGCCACATCGCTGTCCTCGCCGTCCAGCCCGATGCCGCTGCGCACCGCCGACGGCGTCATCCCCGGCGCGGCGCGATAGGTCAGCCCGCCGATGTCCAGATCCCGATCATGGCTGGTCAGCCCGATCGTCACCCCGTCCCGCCGCTCGATCCGCCAGCAAAAGGCCAGCGTATTGAGCGGCTGCGCCAGCCTTTCCCCATCACTCATTATAACACCGCTCATTCCCGTATCTCCACCAGCGGCACCGACGGCGCTTCCCCGGCGGCAAAGGTCGCCCGGTTGATGTCCAGCCGATCCTCGGCAAAGCGCACCGGCACATCGAACCGATAACCGGCGCTCAGCACCACGCCCGCGCCCGGCGCATCGTCGAACGCGATCATGCCCAGCCCCGCATGGCTCCACCCCTCGGTCATCTCGACCCCGTCGGCCGCCACCCTGATGCTTCCCGCCACCGGCCGGGTGATGATCCGCACCTGCGCCTCCTCGCCCGCGCCATAATAGCGCATCAACTGGAACGTCGCCCGCACCCCATCGCCAATCCCTAGCCGCTGGTCGATCGGCGAAGGCGCTACCCCCGGCGCGCCGCTGCGGTCGTCATAAGGGTCGGTGAAACGGAACCCGCGCGCTGCGCCCCTGCGCGCGCGAAAAAAGGCGATCAGCGTCGCAATATCCGCCTCGGATCGTACCCCAGGCCCGGCGTCGAAGGACAGGCGCGCATCGGCCCAGTCGCTGCTGCGCCGCTCATGCCCGGATGGGCTTTCCACGATCTGCGTCGAAAACGCCGGCGACAGGCTCGCCTCCCGCCCGATAGCAATCGGGAAGATAATATCGTCAAAGGCTTGCATATCATCCTCCCCATCGATGCTGAAGCAGGTGAAGCCGTCGCGAGACACCTGCGGCAGCGCCCAGACGAACGTCTGCGCCGTCCCCCGCGCCACCGAAGCCTGCGCCGCCGCGGCAATCTCCCGCCATTGCCCCGCCTGTTCGGGCAACAGCACAAAGCCCGAAAAATAATGCTGCTCTGCAATCGGATAGCCCAGCCGCGCCGTCGCCAACTCCACGCCCCGCGCTGTCAACCCCGGCCGCCCCTCGGTCACCCAGTCATAATCTTCCAGTTGCAGCACGTCGAAAGCGGGCGCTGCCCACCCCACCGGCATGTTGGCCCGCTTGGCGTCGGGCGCGCGCGCGTCCAATATGGTTGGCAGATAGGCCAGCAAATGCGTCACCGCCCCCGGCGCGACCATCTTCACCGCCGCGCATAACGCCGCCGTAGACGCAGCCAGCAAAGCCCCCGCCGCATCCAGCAACGCACATTGCGCGCCGTCCAGTGCGCCCCGCACATCCGCGATCGACACCGGACTGCCACCCAACGCCGCCCGCGCCGCATCATCGTACAAGCAGATGCGACCGTCCCCCGGCATCACCCACCACCAGGGTTCCCCAACCTGAAACAGGATCGGCAACCCCGCCTCCAACCCCATGGAAACAAAGGCACCAGCCACCTGCTGCAAATAGCCCATCGCCCCGCCATGGGCGGGCGACAGCAGGGTCGATGGCGGCACCCATCCGGTCAATGCCGGATCGCCATTTTCCGCCCGCTGCTTCCAGTCGTTCCAGCAATGCGCGTCGAACAATTCATAGGACAGCGACCAGATGATGCCGAACCCCAATGCCTTGGCCCGCGCCGCAAAATTCCGTTGCCACGCTGCGCACGGCGCATTGAGCACCCCGCCCGTCAAACTGACGTAAAGTCCCTCGCCCACTCGTTCGAGCCGGAAATAATGGCTCATGCCCACATAATGATTGATCGCCCCACGATAACCCAGCGCCTGGATCGCCCCCACCACCCGCTCCGGCGTCTGGTTGAAACAATCGTCATAGCCGGTCGCCATGGACAGCCCATGTTCGGGCAGCATGACGTCACCGATCGTCAGCATCGACCCCGCCCCGTTACAGGCGATCTCGCTCAGTTCCGCCCATCCTTCGACCGCCGCGGCAAAAGGCGTGTCGCCTTCATCATAATCCGGCGGCACCAGCGAAATGAACATCCGGTCGACATCGCCCGCCCACACCGGATCATCATCCTCCGGCAGATCATAGCCACCCGTCAGAGCCGAAAAATCCAGTGTAATGACAGCATCTTCCGGCACGCCATTGGCATAGTTCCACAACCGCACATACCAGGCGCGCGGATGGCCGTCCTGATCCCGCCCCTCGATCGTCAGCGTCGGTCCGTGGGTTTCGTCCAGCTTCCGCACGCCTCCGCTGCGCCATCGAAACGACAGCACGCAATCCCGAAAATCCCGATCCGTGTCATAGGCGAGCAGAGGATGGCTCCACTGGTCCGCCGCGTCCCAGATCAGCCCCGCCAGATCGCCCGACCCGTAAAAGACCCCATCCACCCGCAATGCGTCGGGCGCGCTCGTCACCACGCTCGCCATCATCGGCCGCGGGAAATTGACGGTCCAGTGCGTCACGGCAAAGCGCTTGATCCAGTGCGTCTCCTGCCCCCGCCGCGCATCCGCCAGCCAGTAATCGATCCTGCCCATCAGCCCAGCGCCCCCTTCACCGCCCGCGCCACCTGCCGCGCGCTGCGCGCCAGCAACCGCGGCTCGCTCTCCCCGCCGCGCCCCGTCACGGCGATGCTCACCCGCACGTCGCGCCCGCCGCCGCCATTTGCCACGACCTGCCCGCTGCTGGTGGGCACGAACATTTCCGGCCCGCGCTCGCCGACCATATAGGCCCGCCCCGGCGTCACCGGCCCGCCCGTCGCCCGCCCCGGCAGTCCTAGCGCCGACGTCAGCAACGACGCGCCCAGGCTCGCCAGCCCACCTGCCCCGCCACCACCGCCACCCACGGCCGACCGCAAAGCGCTGGCCGCGATCTCGTCCAGCACGCTGACGGCGATCCGGCGCAGATCCTCGAACCCGAACTTGCCGGTCCGCACCGCGCGCATCAGCCCCTGCTCGATCCGCCGCCCGGCCCGATCCGCGCCATCGCCCAGCGGCCCTTCCAGCCCCGCCCGCATCGCCTCGACATCGCGGCTCAGCCCCTGCGTATCGGCCCGCACTCGCACAACCAGCGTCTCGATTTCCTCGTCCACCAGCGCCTCCTCATAAAAACAAACCTTCTCCCCAAGGGGGAGAAGGATACGAAGCCTTGCCCCGGCGAAGGCCGGGGTTAGGCCCAGTTGGAAGAGGGGGACTCCACGCCAGACCTAATCCGGCATCACCCCCATCAACCGCGCCAACTCACCCCCATCCACGCCATCCCCCGGCGCATCCTCCCCCCGCGCGGCGCGCAGCACCGCCGCCAGTTCCGCCGGGGTCGCGCGCCAGAACTCGTCGGGCCGCCAACCCAGCAGCCACCCGGCCACCCCCGCCAGCCGCCCCGCGGCATCCGAAAACCGCGTCACTTCCCCGCCAATATCTGCTGCAAAATCGCTTTCAGCACTGGCGTCACCTTCGCCAGCCCGACCGCGACCACCGCCTCGCCCAGCGCCTCCCGGCTCACCGCCTCGCGATCGACCAGGCAATGCCAGAACAAAGCCACCAGATCGGCCAGCGACAATTTCCCGTCCGCCGCCCGCTCGACCAGATCGAACAGCGGCCCCAATTCCGCCTCCGCCGCCACCAGCGCGGCGAAACTCGGCCGCAGCGCCAGCACCTCCCCACCCAGGGCCAACGCCGCCTCGCCCCGCACGTCGTTCGCCCCGGTCATTCGCTCACCACCGCGCCGGAGCTTTCCAGGCTCAGCGCATAATTGCGCTCGCCATTATAGTCCCCGGCATAGTCCAGCCGCGTGACCAGAAATCGCCCGCGCATCCGCTCGCCACTCTCGAAGCTCAGCTCATAATCCGCGATCGTGCCCGACAGCGCATGGTTGCGGATGCGCACCTCTGCCGCAGAGCCGGTGAACAGCCCCGCCGCCGATACGCTGACCGATCGCACCCCCGCCCCCGACAGCAATTCGCGCCAGCCGCCCGAATCCTTGCTGGTGATGTTCACCGCCTCGCCATTCACCGACAGCTGCGTGGTCCGCATCCCGGCCACCGTCGCATATGTTGCAGGCATGTTTCCGTCGCTCACTTTGAGCAGAAACGCACTTCCCTTTTCGACGCCCATGGCGCATCCTCCAGCCAAGCGATCCCGACGCCGGCAGCACCCTGCTACCGCCCGGAAAATCGCGAAAAAATAAAAGACTCGGATGGCATTCGACCATCCGGTCGCAGCGTGGACACGCCGCCATCGACGTGAAGACGCCGCTATGGAGAGGTTTCTATGATTGTTGCCGCCGCACTTATGATGATGCTGGCCACCGCCCCGTCCGCCCCCAACTCAGCCGACGCGGTCGGCACCGGTCGCAAGGAATTTTCCAAATGCCTCAGCGCACAGGTCCAGCCCGCGCTGGAAAAGAAATTGCCGGTCGGTGATTTTCAGTCTGGCATGAGGAAGGCCTGCGCCGACAAGGAAGCCGCCTTCCGCGCCGCGATCGTCGCCCAGAACAAGGCCGACAAGATGGCCGACGCCGCCGCCAACAGCGGCGCCGACGAACAGATCGCCGAATATGTCGACAAGATCACCAGCGAATATGAGGAAAGCAGCCAGTCGGGCTGACCCTCAAAACCCAAAGTCATCCCCGCGCAGGCGGGGATCCATCTCCTGACCTAACAGCTTGGCCAAACGTCTTATAGGCTTGCGCCTGGCCTATAAAAAACGGTGTTCCCGCGCAGGCGGGAACCTAGCCCCTCCAAGTGCGGCAACGCCCATCCTTGCGGCATCGCCCCCCTCATTCCCGCACCACCCGCAACCGATAATCGATCACCGCCCGCCACCCCACAGCCGCGCCCGCGCCATCCCGCGCCACCCGCGACCGCACCAGCCGCGCGGTGACGATCCGCCACCCATCGCGCGCCTGCGCCTGACAGATCGCCGGATCGATCCGCGCGATCATCCCCGCCAGCCGCGCCGGCGTCTCGTCCGCGCTGCGCAGGCCGATGGTCAGCCGTACCTCGCGCCCCTCGACATCCTTCCCGCCCCAGTCCGCGCCGATACACTCGCCGACATGGCCATAGGGCGCGCTCGCCCGCCCAGGCTCGCCGTCATACAGGCCGTTCAGCCCGTCCATCAGCGCCCCGTCCGCGCGCAATGCCGCGATCACCGCTGCCCGCGCCGCCACTTCCGCGCTCATAACCCGTCCCTCCCCGCCGCCCGCAATCCCAGCTCGCGCCACCAGCGCCCCGCCAGCCCCGGCGCGGACGCCCGCACCGCCTCGCCCTCGATCGTCGCCGCCACCCCGGCCGCCTCCAGCGCCGCGACGATCCGCGACCGCCGCCGCGCCGCCTGCGCCTCGACCAGCGCCACCAGCCCCGCCCTCACGCCAGCCGCATCCGCCGGAACGGCCGCCACAGCGCGCTCACCACGGCGGGCGGCGCGCTTTCGCCGCCCCGCGCCACGAAATGCTCCGCCGCCAGCCGCACGATCCCCTGGCGCAGCGCTTCGGGCAGGCCGTTCAGTTCGGCCGCCAGCCCCGCCTGGTATCGCACCGCCAGCCGCCGCCCGTCGCCCGCGCGGGTCGACCGCACCCATCCGTCGCCCGCCGCATCGATGTCGATCGCATAGGCGTCGACCGGCAGCATCTCTGCCACCCCGTCGGCATCCACCGCCTCGACCGCCTCGATCGCCGCCACCGGCCGCGTCGACAGTCTCTGCCAGCCGCCGTCGCCCGCCACCGTCTCGCGCGCCGCCCGCGCGATCAGCCATTGGCCGATAAATTGCTCGCACAGCGCCGCCGCGCTGCGCAGCAACCCGGCCAGCACGGCGTCCTCCGCGCCCGTCTCGATCCGCAAATAGGCTTTCAGTTCCGCCAACGATGCCGCCAGCGCCCCGCTTTCGCTCTCTTCCACCATCGTTCAGCGCTCCTCCACCCGCATCGTCACCGACCGCTCGTCCACCTGCCCGTCGGACAAGGTGACGCGGTTGGTCAGCCGATAGACGTGCCCGACCACACCCCCGTTCAGCCGCACGCTGCTGCGTTGCGCTTGAAAGGCTTCCGCCTCCGCCACCAGCCCGCCCGTCTCGACCGGGCTCACCGTCCACAGGCTGGCGACCAGGCTCTGCCCGGCCAGATAGGCGGACCAGTCGATCGCATGATCCACCCGTGCCTGGGGGTCTTTGACATATAGGTTCATCGGACCTTGCTCCCCTCATCCCCATCGGGCCGCATCGCCCACTCGCGCGCGGCCACCCGCGCGCCCTGTCCCGGCCGGACGCCCCAGCCCCATGGTCCCGGCCAGGTCGCCGACCGCACATCCGCCAGCGGTCGCCCGCCGATCGCCTCACCCGCCAACATGGTCGCCTCCCGTTTCCAGCGCATCCAGACGCGCCGCCAGCGCCGCGATCGCGCGCCGCTGCCACAGCGCTTCCAGCACGAAACATTCGTCGTAACGCAGCCCCCAACGGTCACCGGCCGCGCGGGCCGGCCGCACGATCGCGCCGTCCTCCCCGCTCAGTTCCGGCTCCGCATCCCAACGGTCATGGCACAGCAATCCCCACCGGACCGCCGCTCCTTCGCCCAGTCGTCCGTCGATCGCCTCGCGCACCTGTTGCGCCACCAGCCCCAGATGCCATCGCGCCGCATCGCCCTTGTCCACCACCGCATCGGCAAAGCGATAGCGCTGCCACGCAACCGCGCCCCAGGCATCGATCAACGCGGTATCGACCGATCCCAGGTCGCATTTGGCGCGCGCATCGGACGTGTTGATCGTGCCGGTCGCCGCATAGATGGTCGACCATCGGTTGGTGGACAGCCCAAAACTGCTGCTATTGTCGATACTGGGATAGATGATGCCGACATGATCGATGACGACACGTTCGACCAGCGCGCTGCTCGCCGCATTGGTCTCGCTCTTCATCAGAAAAGCCAGGCCCATCTGATCGACGTCCGTGCCGGTATGCTTGCCTGCGATCAATGCGCCGCGCCGTCCGGTCCCCTTGCGGCCAAAGGCGATGCCAGCGGCATAATCGCCCATCGCCGCGGTTCCCAGCCCCGACGCATTGAGGAACAGGCTGCCCAGCGCGCCCGATGAGGCGGGCGTCCCCAGGTCGATCGCCACCGTCGAAATCGCTTGCAGGATGGGCGATGCGGCCATCGCGGAAAAATAGGGCGTCGCAATATCGCCGCCCGTAATCGCCACCGCGCTCGCCGCCTGCGTCGCCATGCTACCCAGGCCGCTTATGTCCGTGCTGGGGATGGTCGCGCTCGCACTCATCGCCGCCGCGCCATTGCCCTTCACATATCCGGTCAGGCTCGCCGCCCCGCTCCCGCCGCGCGCCACCGGCAACTGCCCCGACCAACCGACGGTGATCGACGCGGCGTTCAGCAACGCGCTCGCCGCGCCGCCGCCCAGCGTCAGCGTGACATTGCTATCGTTCGTTCTGGTCAGCGCGCTCCCGGTCGGAAACGTCGCCAGCGCCCCGTCGCCGCGCAGATATTGCGCGCTGGTCCCGCCGGGCGCAAAGGCATGGCTGTGCGTCCCCGCCGCCACGCCGTTCGTCGATCCCAGTGTGACGCTGGACGGCGTGCCCAGCGTCACGCTGCCCGCCGCGCCGATCGTCGCGAACGCCATGCCGCTGCCGGCCGACACGGCGGTCACCGTCCCATTGGTGGAGGATGTGCCCGCGCCGATATAGGATCGGAACGCCGCACCATTGGCCAGCGTCAGCGCCCCGCGTCCGAACCCGCTCGTCGCCAGCGCCGCGATCGCGCTCAATTCACCGTTCGCCGCCTGCTTGCCCGCCAGCGCCGCCTCCAGCCCGGCGACCTCGTTCAGCCCATGACCATGCGCGTTGACCTGCGCCACCCAGCCCGCATGCAGCGCCAGCCCGACATGCTTCTCGCCCGCAACGAAATCCACCGCGCCGCCGCCTGCCGAAGACGCTTGCGGCGTGCGCAGCAACCGGCCCTCGCCATCGAGTCCGCCCGTCCCCGCCTCCCATTGGCCAAGATCGGCTACCCCCTGAATGACATAGGGAAAGGTCGCACCAGGACCAAGCGCCGCGGCAAAGCCCCGATAGCCCGGCAATGGACCGCCCAGCACCAACGGCCCGTCGCCCCCTGCATGGCACGTCTCGCGCACCAGGTCCGCCATCTCCAGTTCCGTGATCGCCACGCCCACCCCCTCACAAAAAAAGGGGGAGCGCAAGGACGCTCCCCCCAAAACCTTCTCCCCCAGGGGGAGAAGGATACGAAGCCTTGGCAGCGTGCTGCCTAGGCGCAGTTGGAAGAGGGGGAAGACGCAGCCTCCCCCACCCTTAAGAAGCCGCGAACTTCATCAGTTTGATCGCCTCGCTGTTCGCCACAGCCCCGCCGATCCGCTTGACGGCGTAGAAATGCACGAACGGCTTGTTGCTGAACGGATCGCGCAGGATGCTCGTTTCGCTGCGTTCGCCGATCACATAACCGGCCTGGAAATTGCCGAAGGCGATCGACAGGCTGTTCGCGGCGATATCGGGCATGTCCTCCGCCTCGACCACCGGATAGCCGAGCAAGGTCGCGGGCTGTCCGCCCACCAGGCCCGGCTGCCAGATGAACGCGCCGTCGGTCGTCTTCATCTTGCGGATCACCGCCAGCGTGGCGCTGTTCATGACGAAGCTTGCCCCCTGGCGGTATGGCGCGCGCAGGCTCTGGACCAGGTCGACCAGCTTGTCCTGCGGGTTCGTGGCAAAGGCGCCCGCCGCGCCCGACGCCAGATATTGCAGCGAACCGAAGGCGCGCACGCTGTCCGCCTCATTGGTCGTCGTATAGGTCAGGAAGCCCTTTGGCTTGTTGGTCCCGTTGCCGTTGACGAAGGCCGCGCCCTCCGCCACCGCAAACTCCCGCGCGATCTCGCTCGCCAGCCAGGCTTCGACATCGAACTGCGCATCGTCCAGCATCGCCTGGCTGGCCGCCGGATTGGCGAACAGCTCGCCGCTGGGCGGTGCGATCTCGTTGAACACCGGCGTTCCCGTCTCGGCCCGCGCGCCCGTCTCGCTGGCCCAACCCGACACAATGCCGCCCGCGCTCACCAGCTTGCGATAGCCCGCCGTCCCGGTGCGCACCACATTGGCGATTCCCCGGATCGGCGAAATCGCTTTCAGCGTCGCGCCGATCAACTGGTCGATCTCGCGCGGCACCGCAAAGCCGCCCGCCGCCGAAGTCGCCCCGGAAAAGCTTTTCAGCTCGACCCCGGCTTCATGCCCCTGCCGCAGATAGCGATCCACGAAATTTGCGCGCGCCGGGTCCACCGCGCCGCCCTTCACGCCATCCAGCGCCGGCCGCTGGGCGGCCAGCAAAGCCCCCTTCAACGCAGCAATCTCCCCCTCCAACCCATCGATCCGCTCCCCCTGCACCACCGCATCGCACCGCGCTTCCAATGCGTCCGTCACCTGATCCGTCATGCCCGTCTCCACAAAAAAGGGCGGCCCAAACGGACCGCCCATATTCTCCTCGCCCCTTGGGGGAGAGGATACGAAGTCTAGGCGGCATAGCCGCCTAGACGCAGTTGGAGAGGGGAGCCGCGCCCTTGCCGCTGCTCAACCCTTTGCCCATAAAGCCATCATGTCCCTGACCCTCGCCACCGATGGCGCCCAGCACATCCCCGCCGCGCTCGACGCCGACTCCTTGGCCACCATCGAAGCCGCGCTTGCGCCCCAACCCACCGATCGCGCCGGGCTGCGTCTCGCCAGCCTGCCGGTGCTCTCTGTCATGCTAAGCCCCGCCGGCACGATCGGCCGCCACGCCGCCACCCTGCTGGGCGACGCCGCGCGCCCGGTCCGCGCCATCCTCTTCGACAAAAGCGCCACGACCAACTGGGCGCTCGGCTGGCATCAGGATCGCACGATCGCGGTGCGACAGCGGATCGAAACGCCTGGCTTTGCTCCCTGGACCGTCAAGTCCGGCATTCAGCATGTCGCTCCCCCGCAATCGCTGCTCGACCGGATGCTGACCCTGCGCATCCATCTCGATCCCGTCGATGCGCACAACGCCCCGCTGCTGATCGCCCCTGGCTCGCACCGCCATGGCCGGGTCGCCGAAACCGACGTCGCCGCGCTGGTCGATCGCGGCGGCACCCATGCCTGCCTCGCCGCACGCGGCGACATCTGGCTCTACGCCACCCCGATCCTTCACGCCTCCGAAACCGCGACAGACCCGCGCCACCGCCGCGTCCTGCAACTCGACTATAGCGCCGACCCGCTACCCGGCGGCCTGGAATGGCTGGGCGTCAAGTAACAACCCCTCTCCCCTGGGGGGAGAGGGTGAAGCCCCCTCCACCGCCACCACCCGCGCCAGATCCTGCATTGGGTGCGTCACCAAACTCACCTCCACCAACTCCAGCCCCAACAGTTCGCGCGGCCCCGCCCCCCGCGCCTCCCTCACCCGATATCCGAACGACAGCCCATCCAGCGCCCCGGCCTTGAGCGCCGCCGCCGCCTCGCGCCCGGCCGCGGTGCGCTGCGACACGCGCCCGATCACGCGCAGCCCGCGCGCATCTTCCCGCGCCTTTTCGACGACACCGATCACGCTGCCCGGCCCATGCTGCCACAGCAACGGCACGCCCGCCGCATCGATCGCCCCGAACGCGCCCGCCCGCACCACATCCCCGCCCCGGTCCACCCGGTCGAAAATCGCCGCATAGCCGGCAAAGCGTATGTCGCTTTTCATCCCAATCTCCGTCCTGAGTAGTCCCTGAGCGAAGTCGAAGGGACGTATCGAAGGATCATCCGCGCCGCTGCTTCGATACGAGGCTTCGACAAACTCAGCCTCTACTCAGCACGAACGGACGGTATGTCGGGCCAATGCTATCCGCGCATCAATCCTACCAACCCCACCTTCACCGCAATCCCCAGCACCACCAGCGCCATGACGATCCGCACCGCCCAGCCGATCACCGCCCCACGCGCCGCCTTCTTCGCGTCGCGCCAGGCGGACAGCAATTCGCGCAGCTCGCGCATGTCTCCCTCCGCGTGGCCGTCGGCCAGCCCCAGCCGCTCCAGCGCCCGCCCCGCGCCCAGTTCGCTCGCCTCCTCGATCAGCGCGCGGATCATCACCATGTCCGCCCCGCCCGGCACCCCTTCCGCCTGCGCCACCAGCCGCGCCAGCATGTCACCATCCTGTTTCATCCATCCCGCCTTCCCATGGGGACCGCCCATGCCTATTGGGGCGCGCATGAAACGCACGCCGCGCAAAATCCTGATCCTGCTCGTCCTGGCCGCGCTCGGCGCCGCCGCCTGGCAATTCGGCCTGTTCCGCGCCGGCGACTGCCTGATCCAGGGCGGCCGCTGGAACAACGACACCGGCGTCTGCCGCCTCGACAGCCTGGCCCGCCCGTCATGAAGACGCTTATCCTGACCGTCTGCCTCGTCATGTTCGCCGCCGCTGTCTGCCTGTGGCGCAGCGACTGGCTCGCCCAGGACAGTTGCCTGGATGCGGGCGGTCGCTGGTCCGAAGCGACGGCCGCCTGCCAGCCCTAACCGATCCCCAGCATCGCCTTCTTCTCGTCCGCCGAGAGGAAATCCGCCCCCGCCACCCGCTCCCAAAGCGCCGCCCGCTCGTCCGACAACGCAGGCACCGCATCCAGGTCCGCTTCGATCCCCAGCCCCGGCCACCAATCGCCCAGCCCCTGCGCCAACGCCCCGCACATCTTCGCCACCAGCGGCAAAATCGCCTGCCGCCACAATGCCTTGTTCGCCTCGCGATAATTGGCGTAGCTATTGTCGCCGGGCAGCCCCATCAGCATCGGCGGCACCCCGAACGCCAGCGCAATCTCCCGCGCCGCCGCCGCCTTCAGCCCTACAAAATCCATCTCCGCCGGGGTCAGGCTCATCGCCTTCCAGCTCAGCCCCCCTTCCAGCAGCATCGGCCGTCCCGCGTTCGCGGCACCGGCAAAGGCCACCTCCATCTCGCGCTTCACCCGCTCGAACTGGTCGGGCGACAGCACCGATCCGTCGCCCGGATCATAGACCATCGCCCCGCTCGGCCGCGCCGCATTGTCGAGCAGCGCCTTGTTCCACACGCTCGCCGCGTTGTGGATCGCCACCGCCCCCGCCGCCGCACCGACACAGCCCAGCCCATAATGATCGTCCAGCGGATGCAGTGCCTTGATGTGCAGCATATTGGTCCGCCCCGCGCCATCTTCGGGCGTCAGCCGGGTCACGATCTCCCCCACCCGATACAGATAGGCCGCCGGCCAGCCCCGCGCATCCGCCTCCACGCTCACCCGTTCGGGCCGCAGCGCGAACAGCTCGGCCGGCATCCCGTCCGCCCCGGCGATCACCTGCACATAGGCATTGCCATGCAGCAGCAGGTGGCAGGCCAGCGTCTCGACCAGCCCCTGCCCCGCCGACGCCCGTCCGACCAGCGCCAGCACACGGGCCGCATCCTCGACCCCGCGCACTTTCAAGGCACAGGCCCCCGCCCCCTCCGACACCAGCCGCATCGCCCGCTGCGCGATCGGATTGCCCATCACCCCGGCGCGCAACTGCGCCTCATAACTGGCCGGCCACTCGCCCAGCGCCACCGCGCCCGATCCCCAGGCGCGCGCCAGCACCGGCCGCGCATCCACCGACCCCACAGCACCAAGCGCCGCTTTCGTCCCGAACCATTTCAT